GCAGCGTTATCGAACTGCATGTGAACGACGCGGTTGTCGACACTGGTCATGCGGAGGTCACCGCCTTCCATACCTGGTCTGCGATCATGTCAAATATCGGCTTGATGGCGGGGTTGATGTAGTCCCGACCCTGCACATAGCCTCCCGTGCCCGTGCCGTAGCCGTACTGCAGCATGATGGCAACGGGGAAACCGTTCTCGACGTCGGAGTTGACCCATTCGATCCGGGCTCCACCGCGGGCGCGCTCGATCGTGTAAGACCAAGAGCCGGCGGCGAGCCCGGAGTCGATTGGGGTAGCCGATTCGAGCGCTGTGACGCCCTGTTGAGCCAAGCGTTCGAGGTCGTTGTAAATATCGCCTCGCTGCAGCTTGCGAAGGAAGTCTTCTGCTCGTCCACCCGAGCGAGACGTTGTGAACGAGATCATCAGACTCCTTACTCCAGGCCGGTCATCTTCCGACCGACGGCGATCAGGTTCGGGTTGGCGATGCGGATGGCGTCGACGCCCTCGAAGTAGAACCGGAGGACGTAAGCCTCGTCGACGTTGTACCCGAAGTCCGCGATCAGCGGATCGACTCCATCAACGACGGGGTGGTTCGCCAACCAAGTAGTGATGGCTTCGGTCTTGTCCAGAGCCGAGCGCAGTTCGAGGACGGCCTGAGCTGCCTTCATGTCGAGGACCTGCTTGCTGACTTCGAGCCCAAGGCCCATGTGCGTCTCCTTAGGAAGCGGATTCGAAGGTGAGAATGCCTCGAACGGCATCCCCGCTTGCCCAGTTCCAGGGCTGGGTGGAGTCGACATCGGTGGACCAGTCGGTGGGTGATCCTGCGGTGACGCTTATGGCGAAGCCGCTCGAAGTCGACATCTTGGCTCTACCCATACCCATACCGGCAGCTGTGGTGTTTGCAGAGGAATCCACCAACTCCACGAATCCTAGGGTGGACGTGGTGTCAGCTGCGGTTACGGGAAGGCCGAACCGCCAGTTGTCCGTACCGCCGCCGCCACCGAAGTTCGTAGTGCTGCCGAATACGATGTCGAACTTGACGGTGACCAACCGACCGTGCTTCACGTACTTGCAGTTGACCGAGGCGTTTCCGAGGGTGGGGACGTTGTTCCCCGACGTCGTGGTCCAGGTCGGCGTGTACGAGAACCAGCTACCAGTGTCGGGTATCTGCTTGGCCCATGCCGTCCAACCGTTGGCAGCGCTCGCGGTCCGAGCCCATACTCCGGGTGCAGTGCTAGAGGTATGCCCGTGGGAAATGAACGTCTGCTTGGCGAAGTCGGAGCCGTCCACGAATGTCATGAGCTCACCAGCGGACCCTGCGAAGTCCCAACCAGTACCATTCGCCGTCGAGAAGTACATTCTCGACCAGCCAGTGGGATATGACGTGAACGCCGACGTCTGAACGAGCGTGCCGGGCGTAAGCGTGTACGTCATCTGTACCTGGGACCACGCAGTCCAGCCGCCACCATTGTTGCTGGTGTGGTACTGCCGCTGCCACTGCCGTGGGGTGCCGGTACCGCCGGGGTTGGAATATGCGGTCTGCACCGTGCGGTCCGTCTCGGCTCGCTGCGTCATCACGGAACCGAAACCGGAGTTGATCGACCATCCGGAACCCGTTGTGAGCGCCATCAGCGATAGCCCGAGAGGATATGCGGACGGAACCGCGGTTTCGGTGTTCGCGTTGGGTGCGAGGATCTGAACCTTCGAGCCCGGGATCGCGGCGTAGGCAGCTGCGAAGCCCGCCGGCGTGACTGCACGCTGAGTGTCGACGCCCGCGATGACTTCGGCGTCCGTGGCGAGTTCGACGAGACCTTGCTGAGTCTCACTCGCGAACGGGCCGGCCGGCCCCGTAGTGTCGAACCAGACCGATCCGTCGGGAACGGCGCCAGGGTCGGTATCTCCTACGTAGGAAAAGACATCGGCCTTGGCGTAGGTCGTCCCACTGTCCAGCTGCACACCAGAGACGGCGCCCATGTCCAGCGGCGTGCCGTCGTGCCGGGTCAGGATGAGATGCCCCGCCGCATTGATCTCGCCGTCGACGATCGAAGTGGCCTCGATCTCAAGCGTGCGCTCGGCGGTTACTACAGTTACCGTAGCCACAAGGCCACCCTTCTAGATTTGGTCGTCCCAGACCCCTTCGATTCGGGGCATGGGTGCTGCGGGAACCCACTCGCCTCCGATTCGGGCTTTGGGGACTGCGGGAATCCAGGAACCGCCCCATCTGACCTTTCGAGTCACGAAGGATTCGGTTTCGAGGGCGAAATATGATGCGTCGTCGAAGTTGGCGACCAGATCGGTCGTCATGCCGTTCCAGATTCCAGTCATGAAGACCAGACCCACGGCGGTTTTGTTGAAGGTGCCGCCCACGGTGCAGCGGGCCATTTCGTTCCAGGTCTGACCGTCGGTGGAGTTGTACATCCGAAGTACGTTGTCCGTACCGAGGTTGCCTACACCCCACCACGTTCCGTTTACCCAGTCCCAGCCGACGCCCACGGTGGTGTCAGTGATCACTTCGTCGCTGAAAGTAGTTGCCCCGTTTGGCCCGAACGTGATGTACGAGCCATTCGGTGCCCCGAGCGCCAATATAGCGTTTCCGCCGGCGTCGTGCGCGCCTATGTAGAACTCTGTCGCTTCGATCCGGGTTCCGGTAGTCGAGAGTTTGGCTGCGAGGATACCGCCGGAAAGGTCGAAGAGCTGATCGCCCTCAACTCTCGGATAATCCGCGACGCACGACATGTTCAGAGACCCGCCGGACTCGGATGAACCCGGTCCTTGCGTGACGGTCCACTTGGCGAGGTCGAGCGACGCGTCGTCGAAGTTGTCGATGAGTGTTTGTACGTACGGCACAGGACCTCCTATCCATCACTGATGGTGTAAGTGTTCTCGTCGACCTCGACGACGGTCGGCCAACTGAATTGCAGGTAAATATCGCTGAGCTGGGTGATTGCGTCGTCCGGACCGGAGATGGTGAACGTTCCGTCGCCGTTGTCGGTGACCACGAAGACAAAGAACGCATCGTACATCTCGACCAGCTGGTCGAACGTGGGGAGATATGGCATCTCCTCCTCGGTCCCGTACAGAGCCTCTTCGACCAGCTGAAGGACGTTGGGGTCCGTCGTACGGGAATCGATCTCGACGTGAGAGGTCCGCTTGTATCCAGGTACCACCGGCGGTTTGGTCTTGACCGACCAGCTGAATGGGGTCGGGTCCACCGAGTCCGTGGTGGTTTCGTGTGACCGACCGGAAGGTTCGGCCAGAGCGTTGTAGACGAGATGGATCTTGTACCCCGCCTCAGGGTTCAATCCGTTGCCGAGCATCGTTCGCCAGGAGAACCCGAAGGGCTTCCGGCGCTGCTGCCTCAACGACAGACCGTTGCGAACGGACCTCGAACCATCGCACTCGGCGAACAGGTGCGGGTACGTGAATGCGTTGATCGTGGCGCCGAACTCTTCCCGAGCCGAGACGAGCAAGTACTTCTCACCGTCGAGGTAGTACGACTTGGTGCCGCCACCTTCCGGTGCTAGCTCGACGGATGTCAGACCGGTCCAGGGGACGCCAGCTTGTCCGTTCAGGTAGAGAACGCCTCGGTCTACACCGGTTTCGAACTCTCTACTCTCGGGCGTTCCCCATTCAAGCCTTGTCATCCACGTCCTCCGTTCTTGGCTAGGCGTTCGGCATTGAGCCGCTGACGCTCAGCGATCTGCTGACGTCGGTTCATCTTCTTCGGGGGCTTGGCCTTCTCCATACACACCCGAATCAGAGTTATCAGCTTGTTCAAATGCCAGTGTTCGGCCTCAAGCCAGACGTTGTAGTGGATCATCCAGTGATAGATGACCTCGGCAGTGATGATGTCGCGGCCCGGACGCTGGTTCCGATCCTCTTTGAACCAGGTCGCGGTCATCTTCGCGTTGATGTAGCTGTTGATCGTCTCGAAGTTCTCCTTGGAAAGTCTGGCGTAAACCGCCGGAGGAACTTTCGGGGTGAGAGTCATCAGCATGATGTAGGAAAGCGTCTCTTCCGCAGTCTTGTCGTCAGGACCGAGGAACGGCTTCTCAAAGGATTGCTCCCATTTTGACAGGGAGGCCAAAGAGTGTTCCAGATCGAGCTCGAACGACTCGCTGACTTCGAACTTCTGCGTGTCGTCGTTGAACGTTTCCGCCAACGGAACGCTGATCGTAAGCACTCCTTGGCCTCCTTCCTGTCAGACGGGGATCAGAAGTCGCCCTTGGCCCAGTCGGTGTCGACGTTGGCCGGGAACTTGTAGCCGATGTTCGGACGCGCCTCGACGATGACGTTCTCGGTGAGGACCACCGGACCCGCGGCCTGAGCCACATCGTCGATGTAGTACGTGACACCCGCGATGGTCGGGATGGTCAGCGTGTTGGTCGCGTCGTCGTAGTCCGGCTCCGTCGGAGTGGCCTCCAGCGTCGCGCTGGTGAACATCGCGATGACCGCCGCCGGCGACGGCAGAGACGGGTCGCTGCCCGCGGTGCCGTGGAGGAACTCCTTGAGCGTGGCGACCGCGCCGGCGTCCTCCTTGGTGGTGTCGATGGTGATCGTGGCGGTCGGCTTGTAGGTGACGCTTTCGACCGTGCCCACGTCGACCGGAGTGGTCGTCAGCTCCCACGAGAACGTCGCCGCCTCGGGCGAGTCGTTGACCGTGGTGTACGCCTTCTCGGACGGGTTGGCGGTGGCGCCGTAGATGAGGTGGATCTTCTCGCCGGCGTCGGGGTTGAGGTCGTTGCCGACCTTGGTCACGTAGGACATGCCGAAGGTGACACGACCCTGCTGACCGAGAGCGACACCAGGGGTCGGAGACGCCGCACCGTCGAGGGCCTGGACGGCCTCCAGCGGGTACGTGAACGCCTCGACGGTCGCGCCGAACTCCTCGGCGGAACGCAGGGACGCGTAGACGCGGTTGTCCGCGTACTGCTTGT